CATTGATTAGGTTGTTTTTGATAACTGTACAACCAATTTTGCTCAACTTCTTTATTATTTTCCCACTTATCAATCCTAACTTGACTAAATGTGTCTGATAACACAAGTAACGGTTTTAATAACGCTGGATTGCTTAAAACTGTTTCAAGTTTTGCGCTTTCGGATTTAAACCCTCTTTTAGTTCCAGTAAGGTTGTCTAAAATAGAATAAAACCAATTACCACTACTATCTCTCTCAACGTAGTTAGGCAATGAATTTCGACCGAAACTTATATTAAAATTAAATCCCATATAATGCAAAAAAGCCTTACCCGATAGTTAATCGAATAAGACTTTAATTTGTTGTTGTGTTGTCTCTACGTTCATTTTTCAGTTAGTCCAATGCAACTTCACATTGGTTAAAATTAACAAATGGCTTGCGGAATTAATCCGAATTTAATCTCATTGGTAAACGTCGACCGACCAACTCGAACCAGTTAATTACTGCAAATATAAAAAATTATTATTTAGAATGATTAAAAAGATGGATTATTTTATTAATAATTCCAAAAACTCCAAATCCAATTAAGCAACTTATGAATGTCAAAACACTTAATCCGTAAAACCAATCTTTATTTGTAAGCATACAAAAAACAAATAACCCGAACAAAATGTAAGAACACGCTTTTAACCAATCGGTAAATTTATTGTTTATTTTTTTCATTTCTATCTATTTTTAAAGTTCTTGTTCCGCATACCTACGACCGTATCTAATCGGGTCAATTAAATCATCGTACGCCTTTACCACTTCATCATCAACCACGCCCAATCTATCTTCTGCATAAGCGTAGTTTTTAAACTCTAAATCAATACCGTCGCTATCTTCGGTATAAACCACGTTTGTTGATTGTAGTAATGTTATGCCAGCCATTACAGAACCTTTCGGCTTATCAATTCCGAATGCGTACTCCCATCCGTAATCCCTTAGCAATAAAATATTATCAGGCACTGCGCTATCGCATACAATAGTAGCATTTTTGTCAATACCTAACTTTCTGAATGTATGTATAATTATACCACCCTCGTTATTAATATTGTTGCGTTCGATTGGTTCGAGTTGTGCAATAAGTTCATTTTCTGATAAATAATTTCTTTGGTGACAGTAAAGTGTATTTGAGTATTTATCGTATTTCATTTCAACAATACCGAATTTATGGTTTTTTCCCCAATCGACACCGTAGAATGATTTGAAAGGTAGTTGCAAAAAGTCTCTGTAGGTGTTTTTTGTCCAATCTAAGAAAACACGACCCTCAACACTTCCTACTTCACCTTTGCCGTAAACTAACCATTTGTTTTTCCAAAAGTGATTCTTTACCGTTCCATCTTCGTAATAACCTCTTTCATAGTATGACAAAATATTTCTAACCTCATTTTGTGATAAAAATTCATTATCTAAATATGTAAGATTAATAAAATTAAAATCTGTTATTAAATCGTGTCCGTAAAAATATCCATCAGGGTTATAATCGATAATAACTAAATCTGCTCTTGCAGTAATATCTGTATATTGTTGTAATGTTGTTTTGTTCGCTTCGTTGATATAAACTATTTTTCTTCTACGTCCTTTTCCTACATCTTTTTTATCTAATCCTATAAACTCAACGAAATGACCAGCTTTGTAATTGTATGATGATTCAGATTTATTGAAACGTTTTTCTTTGTAAAACCCCCAATCCTGCATTATTTTTAAATAGTCATTTAATGCAGTGTCTTTAAGTTTTGATAATTCAGCGGAGCAGACTGTTACCTCTGCTTTATTGCGCTCAACGTAGTCTATGATTATTTGAAGTATTGCAATTGTTTTCCCAGCACCTTGACCACCTTGAATTACGAAAACTTTTTGTTGGTTTTCTTTAAACTTTGGTAATCCGTCCCTGATTAGTTTTTTTATTTTCCAAAGTGCAGTTGTAGGTTTGTAATTGAATCCATCCATTAAATTGATTCTAAAGGGTTGTCGCCAAATACTGGTTGAACCTGATTAACATTTGCGTTAATTTCTTGTTTATTTAAACCTAATTTTTGCGCTATGATATTTGGATTAAACGCTCCAACGGTTGCACCTTCAAATTGCTGGCTTTCAATAATTGTTCTAATGCGTGTTGTGACCTCAAAAAAATCTTTATAGCTTTCCTCTTTACTTTCGTAATTTCTAAACGTCTCTGTGCTTATATCAGCGAAAATACAGAATGATTCTATACTCATTGGTGTTTGAGTTGGTACATCAATTAAAGTTCCAGCCATTTCACCTGATTTAATAGGGTCTTTTTTATTCCAAACTTTTTCTGAAATCCACTCAAAATATTTTATTGCTTCATCCCAAAACGATTCAGGCGTATACTTGAAGTCACGCCCGTGTTTATCTCTAAATTCCCAATATTTATTTCCTTTTGGCGCTCCCATCACTCACACGTTTCTTTATAATTATAAACATAACCATTACTATCGGTTTTTGTATCGTCTCCGATTATCCAATTAGCGCAACTGTCATTTGCTACTTCGTATCGGAATAGTTCTTGTAATTTAATATTGTTTAAGTATTGGTAATTCACTCTTTCACAAATACACGCTTTAGGTGTTGAGCAACTTAGTAGAGTTAGGATTAATAGTGATAGTATTGGTTTCATTTCACATATCGTTTAGTAGCGTTAAATCTACGTTGTTTCTCTGAATTGGCAATATTAGTTAATGCTTTTGTTGTGTTTAAAACGCTTTCAAAAATTGCATTTGCTTTATTAGATTTTAATTCTGTTGGTATTGGTTGCGATTTAATGATTGATACTTGTGCCATACCAATAGCTGATGTTACACATAATAGCGGAACTAACACGCTTACATAACCTCTGCGCTTTCTTTTAATAATCGATTTAGGCTTTTTATTTTTATGTATTTCGTAGTAGTTCATAAGTTTCAAAATTACAAATTATTTTTTAATTAGCAACTATTTCGGTATTAATTCTGTTAGCGCATCAATTAACTCTTGTGATTGGTCTTTTAGTGCGGGTTTTGGTAGGTTCCAATTTATTATAACCGAAATAGCGTGAGTGCTAACTACTGTCGAACCTTTCATAATTTCTTTGTGAATCCACTCCAACACATCGTTAAGAAGTATTGGGTGGCCAATGATATTGTAATAATCCCTTATTTTAGAATTAACAGTTAACGGATATTTGCGTTTGTTATCTAAAATACAAAAAGATTCTCCAAGATATATTGCTATCTCGTATCTTTTTAAATTAGCCTTATTTTCCAATATACACCCACTACTCAACTCCCTTAATCTCGGAATTGAATTGTAGATGTGTTTTTCTAAGGTGGCGAGGTTGTTATTTGGCATCGTGTGGAATTTTAATTAAACTTTCTTTCAAATACTCAGCAGTAAATATTATGTAATCTTGTGAATCTCGATAGTCAATATCTGGGAACTCTAAAGGGCTTTTAATGCAATTTTTTATCGCATCAACCATTAACTGTCTTTCTCCCACGGTGGCAAATCCTAAAAAAGTAGTACTATTTCTATTGTGGATTTCTATTTTAAAGTTTTTCATCTTATTTTAAATTTATTGTGTTAATATTTATTGCTTTTCCTTTTTCTATGAGCGAAAATACGTCGAAGTGCCATTTGAATAGTTGTTGAATTACCCAATAAGGCGATCTTTTCATATCGGAAAAAGAAAGGTATAAAATCCATTCGTCAGCTTCGGTGCATTTTAAAACTTTACCGAATGGTTTAGTTATAATTTTGTAGTCAAAACATTCGTGACCTTTTACGAACTTTTGCTTGTAATAACCTTGTTCAATTGCTAACTCAATTAATTTCATAGCTGGCACAAACTTATCTCCATCAACTTCAATTTCTTTTGTTAGGCAGTCGAGAGGTAAAAAGATAGGGAGTAGCCAATCAATATTTGCTTCATCAACTGCGTAATCTTCATTCTCTATGCTTGCTAATTGACAAACTTGTAAATCATAGTCTATTGATTTGATATAAAATACACCTTGTAAATGACTTGTGTCTTGGTCTAAATCATATAATTCACGACGTCCATCATCATTAAACTTTACTTTAATTCCGTTTTTTCCTTTTGGATAGTGTTGGATGTGTTCCAATGTTAAATTATTTTCCATAAATCATTTCTTTAAAGTTGTTATTAGTTGTTAGGTTGTATTTTGTTAGGTCGGAGTAGGACTCAATTTTTACCGTAGTATTATTTAAATAAATTTCTCCATCAGATTTAAACCAGAGTCTCATTTTTTCGTTTCTAATTATATTATCGTAATCTAAAAACCATCCCTCAAACAATACTTGTTTTTGGGCTTTATACCATTGCGATTCAGCTTTTGAAATTACACGGCAAACATTATTTTTATCCGCGTAAATTTCATCTTCTGTTTTAACATATGGTTCAATCGGCACACCATTTTCATCACATTCAATAAAATGCTTGAGTTGTGGTGTTGATTCAATAAAGTTGTCAAAATTCGTTCTTAGTCGTCTGTATTCGCTATCACTTACATCAGTTAATGACTTTGCGAATTGTTGGGATGTGGTTAGTGTGGGTTTCATAGTTAAAATGTGTTTTTTCTAAAAAATGATTCTGATTGTAATTTGCAGTGTAATTTTAACTTATAACAATCGTCATGATTCATATTTACTTTCACATATTTTATAAATAATATGTATTGCAGAATTTTTACTTTCATAATTAAAATATTAGTGGTTGTGGTTTAGTGATTTGTTATGTAAATTCTAAATGATACTTTCATAATAATTCTATTTATTTAATTACTAAACTTCTTCCAACCATTCAGTTACTTCACAACCATAACGAATGACCCAATATTTACCCGTAAACCATATTTTATCTTTATCGGTGTTGTAAACTTCCTTACCTTGATTATTCAATCCTTTAACTGTGTAAAAACCTTCTTTTGATGGTTCTCTGTCTTTTGATTTTATCCAATTCATATTTTTTCTATTTATTTAATTGTTTCCACTCCTCACATAGCTCTTTAAAGCGGTTGAGTGATGCTTCTGTTTTTCCTAATGTTACATATCCAATAAAAAAACTATCAAAACCGTAACAAAATTTTGTGTATAAAACACTGTATTCAAATGCTCTTTTTCCTTTTAGCATCGGCAACCCATACTCCTCACATATCCTTTTCGCCTCGTCGCAATCCGATTGTGACTGCATTAAGACGTAGACTGTAAAAATTGTTAATTGGTTCATTTTGTTACCTCGCTTTGTGGAACATTTCTATTTACACTTCTTGGCTTCATTTGCCAATTATAATCTAATTCGTAATTTTTAGCATTGCCGATTAAATCATATTTATCATAACTGAAAGATACTTTTACAAACGCTCTCATTCCATCATTAACAACTTCGCCAACTTTATGTACGTTGTATTGATTCATTCTAACCAAAGTATTATCGATATATGACATATTATTTTCTTCGAGTGCTTGCTGTTCCATTTCTTTAATACTCAAAGAATGGTCTTGCGATAAATTAAAAATACCATTATTAAAAATAGTCGGCTGTGTATCTGACCAAATGTAAGTAACATCACTACTCATAAATCCATCACAATGCCAACCATCACGATTATAGCTTTTGCCTTTTGGTTGAAATAAGTTTTTAACCGACACATAAACATATCTTTTTCTGTAGTCTGTAAGTCCAAAAGTTTCAATATAATCATTTACTGCCGTTGCAATAACTTCATAAAAAGGCATTATTCTTTTTTCTACTTTACACTCTGTTTCTCCTACCAATTTAATTGGCATATCTTGGTAAAACATCATTTCAGTAGGTTCGCATTTAATAACATCAATCACTTTTGGTAATTGTCCGTAACGTTCTTTATTTTTCATAATTTCTCTACTCTTTAATTAATTCCTTTACCCCATCCACAACCTTATCAAAATCAAAGGTTGTTGCTCTAAACGTTTTGTTATCTGACTTTCTGCCATCAGGGTATCTAACTTGAATTAACAACACCTCTTTATCTTTTTGCGATGGTCTGCCTATTGGTTTTTTATTGCTCATAGTTTTTCTATTAATTCCTCTTTTGTAATTATTCCGTTTTCGTAATGCATTATTAATTGATGTTTTTCAACTATTTCACAATACTTTCTTCTTGTTTCAATCGGTAAGTTATTTTTTTCGTATGTTGTTGGCTTCGGCATAATTTCTATTTTTAAAGTTTCAACAAATCTACAAAATACTTTTTAATTAATTTTAATTTATATTAAATATTTCCACACCCAACCGTTATTTATACAAATTCTAAATAACACCGCCAAAACTAACAGCATCATAGCAATCTAAAAGTAAAGTGAATCCGCTTTGTTTGTTTGTGTAGTGGAATGTGTAAATCCAGCAGTACCGAATTACGTTTTTACCGTCAACCTCAACCCACCTTTCGTGTTTGGTTAAATCTTTACTAATTCCTACGTAGCGGAAATTGTTTCCGTTTGGGGTGGTTTGGATTGGTTGGTTTAGGTGGTAGACGTGGTTATTGTAAACTAAGCTCATTTTGTATAAGATTTTTGAATTGTTCAAGCGAACGGATTATGTGGTATTGGTGATTTAGTTTTGTTGCGACGTTTTCAAAGTCGATTTGTGATTCTGATTGGTCATTATTACCATCTTTCATTTCAATAAATAAAACCCTATTAGATAAAACAACTACTAAATCACTAACGCCATTACGTACTCCCATAGCTTTAAATTGATTGTTTTTAAATGTAGCTTCATTTGGAACTGAAAAAATATCGTATCGGGGGGAATGATGTTTTAAACAATAATTATTTCTAAACCATTCAACGCACTTCGATTGTATCAGTGATTCCTCTCTGCTCGATTTGGTATTTTGCCCATCCTTTTTTATAGTTTTTAAATCTTTCATAATCTTCAAAGTCTTTTATAGTTTTTAATTGCCAAATAACCCATCCTTTTTTGTAACCTTTATCTACTGCTTTTTTTTCTAATTTTATAAACTTTTGGTATTGTTTGTATAATTCAATATCATCTTTTTTTAACTGCTCTAAAATAACCTCAATACTTTCTTTTTCTTTTGGTGGTGGAAATTCAAAACCGCAGTAAGGACAAACCCGTATATTTAATTTCAACAATGCTCCACACTTACAATCTTTTACTGGCGCTACTCCTTTTGATTTAGGTTTTTTAACTAATGACCATTCTCTATCTTGTTCCCAAAATCCGTGTCGTTGAATATTGTTTCCAAAATCTAAAATATAAAATTCTTTTTTTGTTTCGTTGGTTCTACTACCACGACCAACCATCTGTAAAAACAATGGTAAAGATTTAGTTGCACGATACAATATTACACACTCAATAGAAACTTCATCAAAACCAGCTGTTAATATTCCGACATTTGAAATAAGGGCATCGGGTGTATTTTTAAACCAGTTTAGTATCGACTTGCGTTCTTTTTCGGGTGTATTTCCGTCAACGTGTTTTATTTTTAATCCTTTCTCTGATAGTTTTTGAACCAATAACAAACTGCTTTTAATGTTTGGGGCAAATATTATAGTTTTTTTGTTAGGTGTTAAGCGATTATAATTTTCATAAACACCATCGTATAACTGCATTTTTTCAAACATATCCCCAACCATATCATTGTCATAATCCCCACCTTTAGTTTTAATTTCCGATAAATCAACTGTAACACCAAAACTGTTTGGTTTTGCTAAATATCCTAATTCAATCAATTCAGATATACTAATTTCATTAACAATACTTTGATAAAATTCACTCAAACACTTCTGATTTCCTTTTCGCTCTGCCGTTGCGGTTGCTCCAATAACATAAGTATTAGGATTTATGTATGGTAGTAAATTATTGAAGTCTTGTAAATGTGCTTCATCGATAATGATTAAATCGAATGACTGCAACCATTCTTTATAAAGTTCCGATGTTTTTTCTTTACCTATACGAGCCATTATTGTTTTAGTCATAGCAACGTATAAGTTTCCGTAAAAACCTTGATTACGAGTTTTTGGATTTATTACAGATGCGTTAAGTCCAAACTTAGATAAAGTTCCACCCGCTTGCGTTAACAACTCAGTTCTATGTGTTAAGATTAAACACTTATTGCTTTTAGCTATTGCTTTACTAATCATATAGCAAAACATTACAGTTTTTCCTCCACCAGTAGCGCAAAGCATTATTAATCTTTTCAATCCATCAATCATATATTTTCGTAATGATTGGATTGTTTTTTCTTGGTATGGATATAGTTGTATCATGTTAATTCAAATTAACTATAAATAATTTTTTATAAACTTCATATTGTAACTCGTATTTAAAATAATCTTCTTTACCTATACGACCATCTATAAACATTTCAGTTATAAAATCGTGTCGTTTTTGGAGTAGATTATAGGTCATTTTTATTTTGAACTAAATTGAACCAAAATTGAACTTGGTTCAACGTGGCAAGTATTGATTTCATTGGGAATTGAACTAATTGAACCATTTTGAACCATTTTTCAGAAAAAATTATTTTTATTTTTACTTTTTTATTTAGTTTAAAAAATTGAACTTTTAGTTCAATTGGTTCAAAACCGCACCATCATTGACTTTGAACGTGTGAACTTAGTTCAATTAGTTCAATTTTTTTGTAGTTCATTTACGTATTTATATATCATTCTAAGAGAAACACCTAAATTTTCAGCTACTTCTTTTTTGTTTAAATCGGGATTTAATTTATATAATTCAATAAATTGTTCTTTAGCTGGTTTGTTTTTATTACTACCTATTATTGATTTTATTTCGTTTGTCTCAATAGAATTTACTTTTATCTTTTTAGCCATGGCGATAAAATATTTTGATAACTTTTCAGCTTTTAAAATGCTTTCTTTTGAAATAACTAAAGCATCTGTTTTATTTGTAATATCAAAAAAACTATCAAAAGCATTTATAAGAAGCGCAAACCTTGGTAAATAAGATTTTTGTTTCGGCAACATAGATTTCATGTACTCATTTTCTTCGTCTGAATTCTGAATATTAGTATATTCGTTAAAAACTCTAATCCATTCTTTTTTAGCATCAAAACCTATTACCGCTATTTTTGGATTAATATCTCCATCATCATCATAAGCTACAACTTTATGTTTTATTGTTTCGTAAAAAGAAATTATTGTATCATGATACCACGAAATAGTATCGTAATTCATTTCTTTATCGTTCCAGCTTTCAATATCTAAATCGGGATAAGATAAAAGCATTCTATCCATAAATCCATTATCTTTGTTATCCTCTGTATAAAAAGCATTAAGTATTGATGGTTGAATACCACCTAAAACAGAAACTAACGGTTTGTCAACAAAAGAACTTCTTGCAGTTTTACGATTTAATGAAATGGCTTTACCACTCCATGTTGATAGCCAAAACTCCAAATCCGAACCCTCACGATATTTATTCATATCTTTAAACCATCCAGCCAATTCATCTTTAAATACTCCAATACTATTTTTGTTTTCTTGGTGCAATTCAACCAACGCTTCAATAGTAATATCATTCGCTATAAATTGTGTTTTTATAGGTTTATGTATTTCTTCATGTTCTTTTTTTTCTTTAGCTGGTAAAGAATTATAATAATCAAATTTTTCAGCTTGTTTAATGTAGTTTTTAATTTCTTTATTATTAGCCGAAAGCAAAGGTTTTATAATGTTGTGTATCGATGGTGTTTTACCTAAACCAGCTTTACCAACAACCGCTAACCAAATAGTTGCAGTTTCATTCCACCCTTTTTTAACTTCAATCTGTATTGAATTACCAACCACAACCGATATAAGCCAAAGCATCGAGCAACCCATATAATCGATTGAACTGTCTAACGTTTCGTTACACTCTAAAATATAAGATTGTATCGGTTCGGGAAAAATATCGATTGGAAATATTAAGTCTTTTTCGTTTATTTTTGGCAGTTCTTTTTTTTCAACCTCACGTTCTTTTTTTACAACACGTGTTCCATAACCTTGTTTGTAAATTTCTGATGCCGACTTACTAAAATCGCCACCATGGTATTTATAAGTGTATGCGATAAATGGAGTTACTAATTTTTCATGCGGATAGATTGTTCCAGTAGAAAATAGATACATACATCCATTAGATTTAAAAATACTACCCGAAGTAGGATTTTCCGAACCGTTACGCTTAATAATGTATTTATCATTAAGATTACGAACTACTTTTACATCGTCGCCAACAATATCAAAAATTGAAACCTTTTCGTTGTAATCAACCCATGGTTTTATTATTGATTCATCAAAAGTTTTCTCCTTTATTTTTGGTTCGTCAATTTCAATGTCTTCAACATGATTGTAAGTTTTTGATATGCTCCATGCAATATCTCGGTCACGCTCTGTTATTAGTTGAATTTCTGAATAAGATAATTTAGATATTTTGTTTTCGTAAATAACAACCATACCATAACGACCACGGCTTTCAATTACCGCTTCTTTATGGTCTTTGAGTTTTGCAATTTTAGTATTTCCGCTTATTGTTTTGCAACGATATAAAATATGGTAACCTTGGTTTTTGGTTTTATAAATTGCAAACTTCTTATCGAAGTCATCAATATTATCTTTTAAAAATGATAGGTACTCATTCCAAAAATCGTTTTGCTCTTGTAGTGTAGAAAAAACCTTTAAATCAGTATCAAGCACTTCAAGGTCATTATAGCCAGTAACTAATCCATAAAGCGGACTATTTAGATTGTCAATTTCTTCTTTTGTACGTGCTTCTGTTTGGTATTTTTTCCACGCTCCGATTGGAGTTTTATTTTCATCAACTGGAATAATAGAAAAACCACAATCAACCAATTTTTTTAATATTGATTTATCCATGGTTATTTCATTTTTTGTTGAACGTGTAGTAATGTTCCAATAAAAGAATGGAGTTCTTTTTTGTTTAATTCAATTGATTGATAATCGCCATTATCGATTATTTTAATTTCAACTAAATCAGTTTTTTCAGCAACTGAAATTGTAGTGTAAACCGATTTTTCGGGTTTCAAAATGTGTTCCATAAATTAAATTATTTTAAATTAATAGCAAAATCCGATAAAGTCAGCTTATTGTGAGATTTAGCTTTCCGTATCGGATTTTTAATAATATTTTAAACGTTGTAACAAATCTCACTAAATTACGATTACAAACATACAAAATCCCCGCTAATTAAACTAATAAAAAGCGGGGTAATTTTTTATTAATAAGGCTCGTCTGTTTTTACCTCATCGCTTGGTATTGGTACGGCATCGATTGCAGCTTGATTTGTTTCCGATTTAGAAATTCTCCACCCTTGTATCGAATTAAAATACTTTGTTTCGCCCTGCGGATTTACCCACTCACGACCTCTTAAATTTATACCGACGCTTACTTCTTGACCAACTGAATAAATATTTAGTAAGTCGCATTTATCTTGAGTAAACTCAATCATAATATGTTGTGGATATTGCTCGTCAGTAGTAACAACTAATTCCCTTTTTTGAAATGATGCACTTACTTGTTGTGTAGCGTTAATCGCTTTAATTTTTCCTTTTACTTCCATTTTGTTAATTTATTTTTAAGTTATTAATATAATTACGAGCGTTCTCCACTCGTTTTTTTAATTCGTAAATTACCGATTCATCATAATCAAATGAATAGGTTTTAATACGATATTTCACATCGACATTATCGTAGTCGTGTTTTTCTTCATAAGTTAGTTCTTCGGGTGTATTTAAAAGAACGTAGGTAAGAACGGCTTTTTTGCATCCCGTTAAGTGCATATAAACTTGTAACTGATAAAAGTAGTCAGAGTTTGGAATTTCATCATCAAACAACGGAAACGTAAAACAATCCCAACTGCATTTTATATCATACACGGTTTCTTCTACAATTAAATCGGGTGTGCCAGTGAAAAAATCATCCTCAAAAAACTTTTCGTTTTTAATAGCGAAAGGAATATCTAACCACTCAATCGCTTTATCAATTGCTTTATCCTCTAACGCTAAACCTTTATTAAGGTACTTACTTGAAATTTCTTTTTTAACTCCGTAAATATGTTCTTTTAGCCAGTCTTGAACGTATGTTTTAGCGGTTTCCGATAATTCTATTTTATCTTTTACAAGTTCTAATTCTGCAATCAGTTTTTTAGTTTCGGGAATTTTTTTGTCTCTTATTTCAACTGCAGATTTGCAATCTTTATTTTTAAGTTCCGATAAGCGTAATTCTAAACTACAAAACAAATCTCGTGCATCCTCAAACTTTTGTAAGTTTGTTTTTCCTTTCGGGTCGGTCATTAGCTTACCACTTGAACTTGCTCTACTCTTGAAATTTGGTAATGTTTTCATCTGATATTTTGTATTTAGTTTTTATTTGGTCAATAGTAACTTGACCGCTTTTAAAAGCAGTTTTTGCTTTCTCCCAATTTGGGTGCGTTTCGTCGAACTCAATTAAAGTTAAATCTAAATCGTAACTAATAACATCTTTACGGTTTAAGTCAGCGCCAAATAAGTTTCCGAAATGGTCGCACGCATCTTTAATAGCGATGGTCTTTGCGTTTGGAAATGCCATTGATAAAGCACCGTTATTAATATTGTTTAAATCCGCTGGTGATGTTCCTTTTGCTGTTTGCAATTGACAAGCTCCAATTCCATCGTGGAACTCCCACACTCCCGTTAACGGGTGTAAATAATGCACACGAACTACTACATAAACACCGTTAAAACTTGTACCCTCTCGCAAAACTTCGATACGATACGATTTGAATATGGTTTTTAAAAGAAACTCGATACGCTCGATTGGTAGGTATTTGTAAGGCGTTTTCATTTTAACACCTTTTACCTCAACTTCTTGTTTTATGAACGGATGTAACCGCACCCACTCTTGTTTGGGCGGTTGATTCATCAAAGTTACAAAAGCATCGTTTCTTTGAGCAACGACTGTATCAGAATATAGGTCGTTGATTTTTGGTAAATTGGTTTTACTCATTTTCTCTATTTTAATTATTAATAAATTTACAAATTATTTTTTAGTTGGGGTTTGGAATGGTTCTAAATTAGACATCGTGAAACACGATACCCCACTCAAAATAATCAATTTGCGCTTTTAGTTTTTCAATTTCTTCGTTATTAGAATTATCTTTATTTACGGAACGATTGACTAACAACTTATTAAGTCGGTTTTTTCGCTCGGTATAATTACAAACTTTTTTAAGCGTTGGTTTCCTCGCTTTCGCCATTATCAAAAATATCTAATTGATTAACTGATAAAATTTCCAATCCTTCAAGTATTTCCTCGTATTTATCAATTTGAGATTGAATACGTCTTTTTTCTCTTTTTAGCGTAGCAATTTCGCCACGTGTTTTTAGGATTTTTTCTACTAAATCTTTCATACTTCGGACTGTTTAAACATTTTAATAGTTGTTTTCTTGATACCTAATTTATACTTTTTACCGCTGTAATCTATTTGGGTTAGCATAATAAAAGAATTTTTATCGATTAGCTTTTCAAAAACTTGTTCAACGCTTTCTTTTACTGTTAAGTTTTCATTTCCTTTAATGGAAGTTTTTACGATTGTTTTCATTTTTCTATTTGTTTTTAATTAATTACAATTTACGAATTTTTACATTAAGATTGATTCTAAATTACCTTAAACCCCTCTTTTAAAAATTCATTTACTCGTTTAGTGTGAATGCGTGTTTTCATAATTCATTTTGCTATTATAAATGTGATAAGTTTGTGTTACGTAGATAACCTCGAAAGGCGATAATTTATTTTTATTAACCTCAATACTATTAAAGTTTCTAATAACCGAAAAATCATTTTCATTATAATAGTGAACATTTCCTTTAATAGCTTCGGGATTAAGAAACTTTTGTTTGATTCGGTATTGAATAGCTACCTTTGTTAAATTTAGCAAATGCGCCATTCTTTCAACCGTGTATAGTTTGGAAAAGTCGATATCGTACATTATTTAGTTTTTTTAAACCGCCACATTGTTAAGCGGTGGCGGGGTTGGTTAATGCTAATCTCCGTAAACAATTTTGTTTATTTCTTTTTCAACTTCGGTTTTATCTAAATTACAATCTTCTTCGCAATATTTTAAAAAAACACCCATTTCCCCGTACTGTAACAAATAACCCTGCATCAATTCAACTAATTCTTCTGCGTCCATTTTTATACTTTTTAATAATTAATAATTCTCTCTCAACTCCTTAACAAATCGACCTAATTTTTTAGAACTAAGACTGTCTATTTCCGATATTGGGACTTGGATGTAGGCGGTTTTTGGTTCGGTTATAACATCGCACCAAATACCATCTTTCATAACAAAAACACCGTCGATAACAAAAGTTCCTTCACAATTAATATAACAATTTTTTAGGTCATTAATTAGCTGATTAGCTGAATATCCTAAATTAGAATTATCTACAACTACACCGCCTTTAATTCCTTTTCGCTCCGCTTCGGCTTTTAGCCTTTCAATTACTTCGGTTGGGGTGGCTAATTCGTCTTGACCTTGTTGCAGTCTGTGTGTAAAATCATTTTTAAACCATTGTCCGTTACTATCGAAGCCGTAAAAACAATTTTCACCATAGTAAACCATCCATTGACCTGCACTTCTATCAACAATCCAACTACCAAACTCAATTCTCTGCTTAATAACCCCCTCTTTTACTAAAATATCGTGAATTTTTTCATCTTTGTTTAGTTCACGGATTAAATCGGGGGTTATTTTTGATAGGTTGATTTCGGGTTTGTATTTGGTTATTTTGGCGAAACCGTTTTTAGTATCATAAAGATAGACACCCTCTTCTGCAACTTTACTGTAAAAGCAAATGCTTTTGTCACTTGATTTTGAATGATTATAAAAATTAATGTTTAACATATTGAATTTACTTCTATCGAAAGCGCACTCCACTTCTTCCGCATCCTTAAAATATGCAATTACTTCTTCAATTGTTGGGTGGTTTTTATTTTCCATAATTTCTATTTATTTTTCAATTATTAACGGTTCGTTTACTTCAATTTCGTTCGCATCTTTAACCATACCTTTAAAAATTTCGGTAGCTTGGTTGTTTAGATTGCGTAGTTTTTCAATTTCTCTTTCCAACGCTTCAATTCGTAATCCTTGGAATATTTCTAAATCTGATTTTGGTGTTGTTGTATTTCCCATAACTACTCCTTTTTAAAATCCAAATACTTTTTCAACTCATTCATTTCAACTACTTGGTCGGAACTTAAACCAACCAGCTCACGTAAATCGTTTAAATCCAAATATCTTAATGCGCTTTCAAACCACTTCGCACGGTTAAAATCGTACACCGGACAAATTTCATCGCCATTAAGCATATATCTTTCAATTGATATATTCTCGGGCGAATCGGGTTTATACATTTCGCTTTTTACTAAATTAACACACTCGTCGTAAGTGTAAGGTGTGTCATAGTTTTTGTCAAAATCCGCTCCGTTATCGATGTTTAATCGGTATGCGTATTTGGGCTGTTCGTCTGTTTGTTGTGTTGGCGAGTCTTTTCTCCATAATTGGTCGTCTGATTGTATCATAACTTAGCGTATAAAAATTCAACAAACTCTTTGTAGTTATTAAAAACTAAAAGCTCGTCAGGTTCAGTAACGTAATCAAGCATTTCTTGAGCGGTGTTAGTCCCGTTAGCGTAACAAGCCGAATCTACTAATGAAATCCAAGCATATTTTCCATCTATTCTGTGAAGTTTATAAAAAGTATTACATCCTTTAAACATATATATTTTATTTTGATTAAACTGATGTTTAAAGGCATTTGGAATAATCTTTTTTAATTCCTTTTCTCCAACTAACTTAGTTAATTTTTCTAACTGTTCTTTATTAATCTCCATAACTCTAATTTTTAAATGGTTCGACAATTTTCTCAATAGCTTCTAAACATTGTTTTCTGACTTGTTTAGGGATTAAAGGGAATATTTTACACGTTTCTACCCCCTCTTTGTACTTTGGCTTTTTGCCTGCGTTTCGTTCGTTTTTGCTCATGATTTAGTCTTTAGATATTACATTTTCAAATCTTTCATATTTTTGTATAGGGTAGCAGTTTTCAGAAATTATAAGCCGTTCTTTGGATTGCTCATTTCCTATTTGAAAAATATATTCTTTTTCAATGAAGCAAAATTTTAATAATTTTACTTGTCTTATTTTCATTAACTTTCCGTCTACAAATTCTTTATAAAAACCAAGTCCGTTAATTTCAATAATATTGTTAAACCTTGTTTTTTCAACTTCATCTATTTTTAAATTCAACAAAGTAGACACTCCACCAAGAGCGCAAACAATGTCATATTTTTCAACGTGTTTTTTTTCATTATTTATAGCTTTTAGTAGTTCAATAATTTTTTTCATAATCTATATTTTTTAATTGTTATAATTTGATAGAGCAAATATATAAAAGTTATTTTAATTAATTTGTATTAATTTAATTTATTTTTAATTAATAGAGTAATTTATATTGATTCTAAATAAAAAACCATCGGTTAGGATGGTTTTAAAATAATTTTTGTTGACTAACGTGGTTTTGTATTCGTTGTACTGCCTTATCGAAATACTCTTTATCTAATTCGCAAGCCTTTAATTCAAATCCGTAATCGTGGCAAGCAATAGCAATTGAACCGCTACCTAAATGAGTGTCGAGGATTTTGTCGTTTGGCTTGGCGTATTTGTCGAGTAGCCACTTGTATAATTGTGGCGGCTTTTGTGTTGGATGAAATTTTTCACTTTTATTTAAATATGCAGAATATTTAAATATTTTATTTGCTCCATTAAAAGAAGTCCAAGCATATTCACAATCTGAAAATGATAATCCCTCTGGAATTTCTTTATCCCAAATAATAAACTTATTACATACACCTAAATTAAAATAATTTCCACCCCAAATAATCTGATTTTTAGAAACCCTAAACAACTCTTTAAAATATTCATCACTAGGAATTGAATTATCCCAATTTTTTGGTTTCCATTTTCTATTTTTTGCTTTTGATGCTTTTGGAGTTTTGCCAATACCCATATTCATATTAGCTAAATCAATCCCATAAGGCGGGTCAACAATCGCTAAATCAAAATAATTATCGGGATAACGCGCCATAATTAGCATATTATCTTCGTTAGTAATTGTAATTTTATTTGTTAGTTGCATAATTTAAACCCCTCTTTTAAAAATTCATTTACTCGTTTAGTGTGAATGCGTAAAATGTGTTCTTAAAACTGAATCCATCCATTTAAAAGCAAAATCTTTTACATTCCATATATTAGATGTTGTTTTTTCTTTTGTGACCAAATAACAATAGTAGCGTTCTAAATCGTTAACGTAATAATAAATGCCATCGATTTTGTTTTCTAAAATATAAAACAATTCTTCTTCGGTTACTTTTTTAATTTCGTGAATTGTTTTGTTGGGTTTAGTTTCCATAATTCATTTTGCTTTCTAATGTTATAAATGTGTCCTTTGCGCTTTTAAGATAGTCTTGAACTATTTTATCACACATATAATAGCTTAATCTACCTTTCATTTTTTCTGATACCCAATCAAATGGTTTGCCTAAATTATCAAAATACAATGATATTACTTCGGCTTTTAATTCTGGTGCAACTTCTTTACAAACTCCCATAACTCTACTTTTTTAACCCGCCACATTGTTAAGTGGTGGCGGGGATGGTTAATCTACTCTACTAATTCGTAAGTATTTTCAAAAATATCGGGTTTACAAGGATAAAATTCGCCTTGAACACCTTTGATTATCCAATCTCCGTAATTTGCTAACATAACTCCTTCAAGAGTTTGAATTTCACATCCCAAATCGGTTGGATTTCCACCACACCATTGCGCAACTTGCTCTGCTTCTAATCCGTTTTTTGTGTATTGACGAGCTTCAATTACTACGGGTTTTTTTCTAAAATTTGGCATAATATAAAAGTGAGTTTTTTAAGGTCGCTCAAACCATTAACAATTAATACTTACTCGCCAACTCCTTAACAAATCGACCTAATTTTTTAGAACTAAGGCTGTCTATTTCCGATATTGGTACTTGGATGTAGGCTGGTTTTGGTTTTTCCACAACAACACCCTCTTTCACTAAAATATCGTGAATTTTTTCATCTTTGTTTAGTTCACGGATTAAATCGGGCGTTATTTTTGATAGGTTGATTTCGGGTTTGTATTTGGTTATTTTGGCGTATTGTTGGGTTCTTTCATCATACAAGTACATTTTTTGAGTTTTAGTTTTGCAAATAAAAAAACCGCGTTTTTCTTGAATAACAGTACTTAAATCAATTTTATCAATTAAGCCGTCATACATACTTTCAACTTCCTCAGCGTCTTTGTAACGCTCTATAATTTCTTCAATTGTTGGGTGGTTTTTATTTTCCATAATTTCTATTTTGTTTTAATTGGTTCTAAAAATGTAGCATCCTTAACGGTAATGTTTTCAATGTCGGTAGGTTTCAAAAACTTATCAATAACAGAAACATTCTTTTTAGCATCGCTAATCAATTTTAATTCGTTTTCTTTGCTTTGAATCATTTTAACAACAAAGTCAGCTTCTAATTGATTAAAGATAAGTATTTGCGTTTGATAGTCGTGGTCTTTGCAAATTAATTGTAAACATCCGTTTACGTGGTCTTTTTTCTCGTCGTTGGTTAACATCCACCCGAAAAGATAGGTTATTAGTTTTTTCATAATTTCTTAATTTAGTTGTACTTCTTTAATTTTTAAACTTTCAATAATCTCGGAACATATTTTTTCTGTGTGTGCGTAGTCGAGTTTGCGGAAGCGGTTACTTCCAAAACAATTAAAAGATGGTATTGGATTTCTGCAATTAGTACAAGTACTATAACCCATATTAATGTAGTTTGGCGCAATTTTTTCAACATTTAAGTCAAAAGATATTTTGCCACAATAACAAGTTATTATATTTTTAATTTCGTAAATTTCTCCCTTTACTAAATTAAAAATCGGGTTAACACAAACCACTTTCTCACCTATTTTAAAATTTCCCATAACTACTCTTTTTTAAAATCCAAATATTTTTTCAACTGATTCATTTCAACTACTTGGTCGGAACTTAAACCAACCAACTCACGTAAATCGATTAAATCCAAATACCTTAATGCGTTTTCAAACCACTTCGCACGATTAAAATCGTAAACGCTAATAATTTCATCGCCATTAAGCATATATCTTTCAATTGATATATTCTCGGCAGAATCGGGTTTATACATTTCAATTTTCACTAAATTAACGCATTCGTCGTAGGTGTAAGGCGTATCATAGTTTTGGTCAAAATCCGCACCGTTATCGATGTTTAGTCGGTAGGCGTATTGGGGTGTTTCATCTACTTGTTGCGTTGGCGAATCTTTGCGCCATAATTGGTCGTCTGATTGTGTCATAATGTTGTAGCTTTTTGGATTAATTGTTCAATTTCTTTATATAAAATACTGCCAACAGTATCTTCTGCATTTTCTTTCGGCTCATAACCTCTACCATATATTTTCAAAACTCTATCCAACATCTCCAACATTTCAGGAGCGCAAGAAATTAGTTTTGCATTGGCTTTCATTTGCTCTCTGTCTATTGCATTTTCTGAAAACACTCGTGCAATTTCACCATAAACACCATCGGAATATATCACGGTAGTGTTTAAAGTTTTGTTTTCAATTTTCCAACCTCCTTTAGTTCCTTTAAATTCCATAACTCTAATTTTTAAATGGTTCAACAATTTTTTCAATAGCTTCTAAACATTGTTTTCTGACTTGTTTAGGGATTAGAGGGAATATTTTACACGTTTCTACACCCTCTTTGTACTTTGGCTTTTTGCCTGCGTTTCGTTCGTTTTTGCTACTCATTTGATTCTATTTTTTCAGTTATTAAATAAGTTCCATCTAACATATCTGTATAACACATACTTATCGGTAATGTGTTTAAATATTCTTCAACAGTATCAATAACTGTTTTTATAAGAAGTAATGAATTACAAGATGAATAAACGTTAATTATTCTTTCGTCAAATTCTGGGTGTTGTTGCAATGTGATGTACATAATTTCTCTATTTTTTAATAGTTATAATTCTATAGAGCAAATGTATAAAAGTTATTTTAATTAATTTATATTAATTTAGTTTATTTTTAATTAATAAAGTAATTTATATTGATTCTAAATAAAAAACCATCGGTTAGGATGGTTTATAAATATTGGTAAGTTCCCCAATTTGCGCTAATCGATGTTGAGTTTTCATTTCGCTCAATTGGATTATAAATAACTTCGTAGTTGTGTAGTAGAAAGGGAATTTCGTCAACATAATAAATCTTTTGTTGTTTTTGAACGTAATCTTCACACCTACATCGGTCTTTGATAAAGTTTTCTAAATCTTCTCTTTTGTCAAATTCAAAGCCTTTGCTTTTTAATCCGTTGATAATTACTTTCTCTAATTGATTGACTAAATCAAAAACTACATTTTTCTGCATTTCGTTTGCTAAATTCATAACTCATTACTTTTCTCCTCAACTTTTCTTTTACTCCACCAAACCCACCAAAATAAAAGAGCAACTAAACCAAAACCAATTAACCATTGCCACCATTTGCCCGTATTATCTTTTTCAGTTTCTTTAGCTTGTTTTTCGGTCTCCTTTGCCAGTGCTTTGGAGCGTTTGAGTTTTTCTGCTTCCAGTTTATCCGCTACTTTTTGGCTCTCGATCTCTTTTTCTTCATCCGGGTATATTTTTCTGATCCTGTCAGCACTGATATTGTCCCCGATAGTTTCAATAACTTCTTTTACAAATTGTGTGATCTGGGCATTTTTATAACTGATAAATTCTTTAGCATAATTGAATAATGCTTTATCTAACTCCAACTGCTTACGTGCCTGTTCTTTTGGGTCATTAGCTATGCCCAACTGATTAAAGTTCTTCCAGGCATCTTTTAATCCACTTTTAGCTTTCTCATACTTTTGTTTCGCCTGCTGTACAGTAGTACGAGATTTGGGGCTAACGCTTTCATTGGACACTTTATCATAAACCTC